TCAGTCCGGTTTTTCACTCGACCGTTTTTGCTTCGTTCCGCGGGCACGGTTGAGGCGGGCAATCGCCAGTTTCGCCCGGCGCTTCTTCTCGGTGTACTTCTTCACCATCTGGGCGGTCGCGTGGCCGGTGATCGAGCCGATCGTCTCCCAATCACAGCCGACCTCGTGCAGGACCGTTGCCGCGGTGTAGCGGAGACCATGGATCACTACGCCCTCGATGCCGGCCGCCTGGAACGCGGCGGCCATCATCTTGCGAAAGTAGTGGATCTTCATCGCCGCGCCGCTGTCGAGGGTTAGAATCGCGATGTGGTCGTGCTTCGCTAGCCAGGCGTCGAGAACGTCGGCCAGCTCGTCAGAGGCAGGCACCCAGACGCGCGCCCGGGTCTTCTCCTGCTTTACCGCTACGGACCCGTTGAAATACTGGTTGCGCACCATAGCGCAGGTATCGCCGCCGCGCTGGCCGAGGTTAAGCAGCATCTCGAAGGCGACGCGTTCGACCGTGTCCGGTTTCCAATGGGCTCGGAATTTGGCGATCTGCCACTCTTCCCAGGGAGCCCAACCTTCCGTCGAGGCGATCGACTTGATCTTGGCTGCCGGGTTATGAGTGAGCCTGTAGGTAGTGGGGCGGTCGATGGCAAAATTGAGGAGGCGCTTCAGCACCGCTACCAGGTAGTCCGCCTTGCGCGGGGTCTTCGCCATCTTGTCGCGAAGGCCAAGGACGAAGTCGCGAGGCATCGTCGCGACCGGCAGCTGGCCGTGCTTGCTTTTCAGGTAGTCCAGGTGGGTCCGGTAGTCGCCCTTGGTCTTGTTGGCCAGCTTCGTGAACTCCGGCGCCGACAGGAAGTGCTCCACCAGGGCGCCGAGCGACCCGGGCTTGGTGCCCTGTGCTGCAGGCGCCTCGAAGCTTTCGTGGATGCGGTAATAGGCATCGAGCCATTCCCGCGTGCCAGGCACCCCTTTTATGGGGATGCGCTGCCCGTCGCGGCGATAATAGGTGTAGCTCCGGCCCTTGACCGTCTGCGTCCAGGCGTAGGGAAGGTCAATCTTCACCAAGGGATGCCATCCAATCGCTTGCGTTGCCGTCAGGCTGCTGCCGGCCGGCTTGGCGGTCAAGCCATTCATCGAGCTGCTCGCGCAGCCATCCCATCCGGCCCGGGCTCAGCGGGACGGGCTTAAGGATCGGCCGGCGTCCTTTGGCATCTTCCTTGACCAGGTCGCGGAACTTGGTCTCCGAGAGGTTGCCGCAATAGAAGGCGGCCTGGCTGACGTCGAGGCAGCGCGGGATCGCGCCGGCGGGCCAGTTGTCAGGGGGCTTTGGCATCCACGGACCTCTTCCAAGCGAGGTTGCGGCGCGCGACGCGCGCCATCACTCGGTTCTGAATATTGTGAATGTCGCGGGCGGTCTCAGCGAGATCTGCAGGGTGGTGATCGCTCAGATGGACAATCGCATTCCACAGCTCGCTGCTCATATCCAAGACGTCGGTTTCGGCGGTCGTCAGAAGGCTCTCACTTTTGGCGGTGCAGATCGGACAAGGGGTCATGTGATCCGGGTCCATTATCCACAGGTGACGGCACGCTCCGCGCCAGAGGTGGTGGGAGTCGCGGCTTTGGTACAGAGCGAGGTTGTCTTTCAGGACCGCGATCAGCTCCTTCTGATCGGCCAGATCTCCTCGTTCGGCCTGGCACTTGACACAGCTCTGGCAAGCGGTGCCGAGGAGGAGCGAGCCTTTGCAGACGATATTCATGCCGACACTCCCTCGACCAAACGGATACTGCAGGGCGCACCGGGGGCTCGCCGCCGCCGTTCCTGGGGGTGAGGCGGTGCAAGGCGGACTCGTGGGGTCAGAACCTCCGCGATGTCGTCAATGGGCGTCCATTGAAACGGGTTGTCGATTTCATACAGTCCTCTCGGGCTGTCCACCATGATGGATCGGCAGGAGTGCAGAACCTTGAGGATCGATAGGCCCTGGGAGTAGATCATGCCGCGCAGGTGCTCAGCAGCGCCCGGCGGAAGAGTGATGTCGCGAACGGCGTTCGTCATTTCAGCGTCTCCGTGACGTGCGTGTGGTTTTGGAAGGTGTGTTTGAGCTGGATCATCGGAACATCGAGCCAGATACGCCCATATTCGCCGCGCCATTCCTGCTGAAGACGTCCCGACACTATGTCTGTCAGGAAGCGAAGGCGCCCCGACGGCTTAGCGTCGGGGCCAATTAGGGCGACGGCGTCCTCGATGTCGCGTTCATCATCCTGGACCTGTAGATGTGGGTAGATTGGCGTATCGGTCATGGAACCCTCACGGTCTGGCAGTTCGGCTTGGCCTGCTGGAAGATGTCGACGAACTCTTCGCGGTCGACGTCGGTGGCGAAGTAGACGACAAGGGCGCGGGCGCCCTGCAGGCGCTTCTCGATCGGGAGAGCGTCCTTGACCAGCCGATACAGGGGGGAGGCGGTCGGCGCGGCGGCCGGTTGCTCGGCAGCCTGAGCTTCGCTGCCGAGCAGGGAAGCCACGGAACAGCCGAGGGATTTGGCGAAGGCCTCGATGGTCGGGAGCGCCATGTTGCCGTTGTTGCGGCGCGCGTTCGGAATTGCCGAGGGATTGAGACCGGCGTTCTTGGCACCTTGGGTCTCGGATATGCCGCGTTCCTTGAGGGCGGCAACGATGCGGTCGAAAGGACGAACTTCGGTCATGGTCAAATTCCCTCCGCAGCGCGAACGGCGTTCGCGGGCGGGATTAGAGAGAGTTTGCAGGTCGTGGCCGCGCAGGCGAGGATGCCCTTATCCAAGAGGGCGTAGAGCGTTCTGTGGTGGACGCCGGCTGAGTAGGCGCGGACGTCCTCACCGTTCCACAGTCTCGACACCAGCTTGAGCTGGGGCTGGGTCAGCCGCCCATAGGCGGCGGTGACGCTGCGAAAGCCGAAGCGCATCAGTGGACGCTCTTGGCCTTATCGATCATCTCGATCAGGTCGGCGAGCTGGCGCAGGGAATTGACCGTCTTGCGGCCGATATGGGGCTGGGTGGAATTCGTGGCGACCTCGAAGGTCGCCTGCATCAAGCCTCCGAGGACAGCCTCGGTATCGGGCTTAATCGCCTCGGCCGAGACGATCAAATGGGCCGCGACGCGGCGCGCGGCCTCAGCTTTTATGCTCAATTGAGGGAATTGGTGGATGGTGGCACTCATGGTTTCGTGTCTCCAACGGTGTGTCAGGGGTCTCTAATTGCGACCGCCGGAGACATGATGTACCAAATGTTGGTTCATATGCGCAACGCCTAAATGAACCAAATGTTGGTACATTTAGGGCCGCGAACCGATGTTGCCCGTCATCAAATGTGAAGATCGCGCGGAATTACCATGATACGTGGTTAGAGAGTGAACGGTGGGCGCTGTCAAATCGTCGCATGAGCTGGGGAAAGAGGATTGCGACAGCGCGGATCGCGGCGGCATTGAGCCAGGCCGAACTGGGCGATCTGCTGCATGCGTCACAGCAGACGGTTGCGGCCTGGGAAACCGAGGTTAATGAACCGCGGTTGGCGACTTTCGAAGCGATCGCGAAGGTAACAGGCACAGCTCCGGAATGGCTGGCCTTTGGTGTTGGAAGAGGGCCGAAGGCGCGCGAAGCATAGCGTCGGACTGTAAGGGCGGGACTATTTGAGGAAGTCTTCGCCCCTTGTGAGGTAGATCACAGCGCGAGCAAATGGCGTGATGCCGATCACAATTCAAGGACTGGACAGCGCGCATTAGTCGTGCCAGGGTGTCGCCGCTCCTACTCGCCTGTGGCGGGTGGGGGTGACGAGTTCCTCGCTCGTCGAACCACGGCACGGGAATGCCGCACTGCTGTACACACAGCCCCACCCTACCGCTGGCCAGCGGGTCGGGGCGCATCAGGCGCAATCTCGAAGATTACCCCCATGTTAGATCGATTCTCAGGGCGCCCCTCTCAGAGGCGCTGTTATACGATGGTCATTGTGATCGGCATACCCCAAATTGGGGAGTGGCGGCCATGAATGAGGTGAGACGGCTGCAGATCTTCCAGATCCTGAAGGTCTTTCAGGAGCTTAGTCCTGCCGGCCAAAGGGCATTCCTAAATCGAGCGCGTGCGCTCATGCCGGATGCCGCTCTTTCTTCAACAGATCCAGACCATACTGAAGAAGTTGGGGAAGTTGATCGGCGTCACCGCGCTCAAGTATAGGTAGAAGGGCGCGGCCCTCTGGCGTCAGAAGTGGGGCTTCTTCAAACAATTCCCATGGTTCGCAGCCATAAGCTTTTGCAAGTTGCCGCATCCGTACGTCTGTAAGATTTCCTTCGCCGCGCTCAAGTTTGGCGATTTGGGTTCTATGCGCGCCAATTGCTTCACCCGCAGCTTCTTGCGAAAGCTGGGCGCGCTCGCGCATTAGTTTTAGTCGCGGGCGCGGGGGGAATTGCTGGCCTTTCTTGCTCATGGACGCATTGTACCTTTTGCTGGTTCGGACGGCTGTACCAACGAACCCTACAAGATGATGTGCATGCCCCTTGCTAGATGAACCAAACGTTGGTACATCTCGATGCATGGAAGAACTGCGCTCATACCTCCGTACCCACAGGCATACCCTTGAGTGGCTTGCCTCTCAGGTCGGGCTCTCGCGGCACACGGTCAAAAAATGGCGTCGTGTTCCCGCTGAATATGTGCTTCGGATCGAGGCGCTGACGGGCATTTCGCGCCATCGGTTGCGGCCGGACGTTTTTGGCGCTGCTCCGGCCCTTGAAGGGCAGGCCGCATGATGCGCTCGAACGGCCTCGATCTTCTCATAGGTGGACCGCCCTGCGAAGGGTTGATCATCAAAGGCGCCGCCGAGACTGCAGAGGTCATCGGCGCGTTTCGCCATCTCCTACTCGATCTTGCCAACCGTTCGCCGGAGGTTGTCCAGCGTCTTACCGACCTGGCCAAGCCCGGCAAGCAACTCGTCAGCGTCCAGATCGACCCGGAAGCCGCATCCGCAGACATGGTGGTGATGCGTCTTGATCCAGCCGACGGTCTTCTTCGTCTTGTGGCCGCACTGCGGGCAGGGGATGTCGATCTCAGCGCTGTCGAACAATTTGCTCTCTCCCTTCGAGGTGCCGCATGAACTTCAACAAGACCAATTCGCTCGAAACGCCCGCCCAGATCCGCAAGGAAGCTCTGATCCTGGCCATCCGCGCCACCAGGTCGACCGACACCGCCGAGACGGTGATCGAGACCGCAAAGAAATTCGCCGTCTTCCTGGGCGGTGACCCGGCCAAACTTCGCTTTCCTGGGGAAGATCATGAGATCGGCGAGGTCCACGTCTCCGAGGAGTGACCAGTTCGGCTCAAAACCGCTCGGTCGCCACGATAGGCTCCCCGCGCAGCGCCGTCGACTCGTCCCTGTGCAATCTCTTCCTGACCTTGTCATCCCTCAATACCCGTTATCCGTGTGGCGCAGACACCCTCTCATGCGCCGGCGGCCTTGGAATCTGGAAAGTTAAGGAGAAATTCCGATGACTGCGCGTATGCACCCCCAGGCTGCTTATCTGGCCCTTAAAGCCGCCGCGCGGCGCTTGGTCGAAAGGGCAGGCGGTCTCGAAGCCTCGGCGAGCATTACGCGGGTGAACAAGACCACCATCGGCGCCTGCACCCAGGCCACCCACGAATGGCATCTCGCCGCCGACGTGATCCTCGATCTGGAGGCTGAGGTCGGCGATCCGATCGTCACCCGCCAGCTTGCCCGTCACGCCGGCTATGAGCTGGTCCCGATCGGCGAGCAGCAGGCCACGGTGGTCCTTGATCCGACCCATATGGTGGCGAAGCTGACCGGCAGCGTCGGCGACTTCGCCAAGTCGGTCGTCGAGATGGACGAGGATGGCGTCCGTGAAGCGCACGAACTCAAGCGGTGCATCGCGGAAGTGGCCGAGGTAATCGACCGGGCGAACCGCTATCAGGACATGCTGCAGGTCCACCTGGCGCGCCTGAACGGCTCGGGCCAGGAGTAACCGCGATGTGGGGGGAGAAGATCAAGGGCGCACCGGCCGGGCCGGCGCCCTCTCAGCCGGTTGCACTCTGCGCCCAGCCTGTGCCGCCCCCAGCGGTGTGCTGGACGGTCCTCGATCAGCTTACCGCTGATGCCCGATCCGAGCAGACTGAGGAGGGGCGGCGTCTAGTCGCGATCTGGGCCGGCCTACAGGCCGTGCGGGTTGGCGCCGACTATATCTGCCCCTTCAATGCGACCGAGCCGGATCTGGTGTCCGGGTTTCTCCGCGGCGTCGAGCTTGGCATGAAGCCCCGCTGGCAGGGATCGGTGACCGACGGCGGCCCCATAGCCGCCCGTGTTCCGACCGGGCGCCTCTGGGCGTTCTCCGATCACCCGACGATGGCCGAGGTGATGTTCGAAGAGCGGTATGGCCGCCTCGGCGGAGCGCTCTGACGTGGCTCCGTTCGTTCACACCTGCTGGAAGCCTGATTGCGGCCAGTTCGGTTGCTTTGGCCGAGGCGTCGATCTGCGGCGCGGCAAGGCGGGCGAATGGGCGTGTGCCGAGCATGTCTGGTCGGATTTCCAGGCACACCAGGTCGAGCGGCCAATTGCCTCCGGCGGTGGCTTGCAGCGCCGCGGGGTCACGCTTCCGCCGTCGGGCTTCCAGAGACAGGGGCAACTGCTATGAATCGCGACAAGCTCGACGAGCTGATCAGGGACGCCCGCGCGGCCAAAGAGCCCTTCGCGCGCAAGATCCATGCCCAATGGGCCGGGATCGAAGCCGTCAAGATCGGTGCCGTCGGACCTTGCCCGTTCGGCGCCGACGAGGCGGACCTGGTCGCGGGCTATGAAACTGGTGTCGCGATCAGGTCGAGGGCCGATCGCGAGGACCGGCCGGTCTTCGACTGCACCCCTTTTCATCTCAAGTCGTTCGGCCCGAAGGCCGCCCCTAATACCTATGCGGCGCGATCGGCGCCGAAAGAGGAGGACTGACCATGTCCCGAACGTTCGTTTCGTCACGCTTTCTTGCGCTTCATACCCTGACCGGATCTCGGTGGCGCCGGCCGCGGCGCTCGATCGTGCGCATCCTGCAATGGAGCGGCGACATGCTGTTCTGGATCGCCGGCGGCCCTATGGCCCTCGGTCGGGGATTGATGTGGCTCGCGGGCCGCGCCCGGGGCCTGGCCTATGAAGTGGAGCGCGATCGGTGATCGACCGTCAACGGCTTCCGACACGCCGGCGCAATTCCACCCGCGAGATCCAGTGGAATGGCTTTCCTTGGACGCTGACCGTCGGCTGGGATGCTGAGGGGAAGGTCCGCGAGCTGTTCCTCAAGGGCGGAAAGCTCGGCACTCATCTGGCGATCGCCGCCGAGGACGAGGCCTTTCTCGTCTCCCGGCTTCTGCAGCGCGGCGAGGCCGTCGTGGATCTCGCGGCCAGCTTCTTCCCTGATCGGCCTTCGTCGCCTTGGAGCGACAGCGACACCGGCGCGACCAAGCCCTCGCTGATCGCGGTGGCGGTTCAGGTCGCCTCGTATATCGAGCAGGAGGAAGGACCGGTGATCGCCGAGATGCACCGGGCCGAGGCCGCCAGGCAGCAGGAGATGGTCGATGCAAGCCGCCACTCCACCGTCTGAAGCAATCTGGTCCGACGCTGACGACCGGCGGCTTCTGCGCCTGGTCGGGGCCATGTTCAGCTTTTCGAAGATCGCGGCCGAATTTCCGGACCGCAGCGCGAACGCCGTTCGCGGTGCCTGGTTCCGGCTGCTCTGCGACGGCCTGCCGCCGACTAAGGTGAAGGCTTGGAGGTTCGCTCCCAAATGAGCTTGCCCGAAGCGTTTCTCAACGAGATCCGGTCGCGGATCTCGGTCAGCTCCATCGTCGGTCGGCGGGTGAAGCTCTCGCGCCAGGGACGCGAATGGGCCGGCTGCTGCCCATTTCACAACGAGAAGACGCCCAGCTTCACGGTGAGCGACGACAAGGAATTCTGGCATTGCTTCGGCTGCTCGAAGCACGGCGACGTGATCGATTTCGTCAAGCTCTCCGAGGGGCTCACCTTTATCGAGGCGGTCGAGCAGCTCGCCGGTGCGGCCGGCCTCGACATGCCGCGGGCGACCGAAGAGGATCGAGAGCGCGATCAGCGGATCTTGTCCCTGCAGGATGCCCTCGAAAGGGCTTGCGCGTGGTACGAGGAGCAACTCGCCGGCGCCGGAGGCGCCCCCGGGCGCGATTATCTCGCCGGCCGAGGCCTCACGGCTGAGACCGTGGCGCGCTTTCGCCTCGGGTTTGCTCCGCCAGGCCGATCCGTCGCTCGCGCGCTCGGCATCAGCCCGGAGGCCGCCATCGAGCTGGGGCTGGCACGCCGCGGCGATGATGGCGTCGTGCGGGATCTATTCCGAAACCGCGTCACCTTCCCGATCACCGATCGGCGCGGGCGCGTGATCGGCTTCGGCGCGCGGGCGCTGGGTGACGAGAAGCCTAAGTACCTCAATTCGCCTGAAACCGCGCTATTCCACAAGGGCGCGTCGCTGTTCGGCGTTTCTCACGCGCGCAACGCAGCCGCCGACTGCGGCCAGACCCTCGTCGTCGAGGGGTATATGGACGTGATCGCCCTGCATCAAGGCGGGATCGAGTTCGCGGTGGCGCCCCTCGGTACCTCCATCACCGAGCTGCAGCTCGATCTCGCTTGGCGCTTGGCGCCGGTCTGTATCTTGGCCCTCGATGGCGACACTGCGGGGCAGAGGGCGATGGAGCGCGCGACCGAGCGCGCCTTGCCGATGGTCGCGCCGGGCCGCGAGCTGCGCTTCATGCGCTTGCCGGCATCTCATGACCCGGACACCCTCATCCGCAAGCGGGGCGCGACGCCGATGCGGGCGCTCATCAACAAGGCGCGGCCCTTGACCGAGGCGGTCTGGTCGATCGCCGCGCGGCGGCATAGCTCGTCGAGCCCGGAGGGCATCGCTGCTTTCGAGCGAGGCCTGTTCACCTTCGCCAGCCTGGTCGCCGATGACGGCGTGCGCCGGGCTCTGATCAACGAATTCCGGTGCCGCCTGGCCGACGAGATCGGCACGCCGTTGCCGACGATTCTTCGCGGCCGATCGACCAAGAACGCGGCGCCCAAGCCGGGCGGCGATATGGTCGGCCTGATCTGGGGCCAAGCGCTGGCGGCGAACGCGCATCTGCAGCCCTGGCTGATGAAACACGGCGTCGACTGGAACGGCCTGGTCGCCCAGCTGGGCGGCGTAGGTTTCGCCCGCGCGCGCGTGATGAAGGGGAAATATCCGCCCGGCAGGGGGTGGGCGGACGCTCCCTCTCTCTGGGAGCCGAATATGGGCGACGTCGGGCTGGTGATCCTGCCCGACTGGCCGCGCGGGCCCAACCCCGACGACAACCCGGCCGATCTGATCGGATGGAACCCGCACACCGGCGAGCTGTCGGTACTGACCGGCGCGGCTTACCACCTCGGCGCGGATCTCGTCGCCGAGGCATGGGGCTTTGAGTCGCGGGGCTTGTCCCGGCCGGTCTCGGTGTCGGCTTCGCCGATGTCCTGGCTGAAGCGCCTGTCAAAGGGTGACCGGTCCGTCCTGCTGGTGGACTGGTCCCGCGCGTGGGACGCCTTCGGCGGCGTCCCAACACTCGCTGCCGAGACGGTGGATCTCGGCGATCGTCTGGAAAAGGCGGTGCGGCCACCTCGAATGCAGGGGCCAAAAATCATGGTTAATGAGGGGGTTATATGAGCGATTTGATACCGCTTTCTGAGGCAAAAAAGCGAAGCGGGAAGGCTCGCCAGAATTCGCGCCGGCAGGCGCCGAAGCCTGACGACGAGATCTCGGTCGCGGTCGAAAAGCTCAACAAGTCCTATGCCTTCGTGCTGATGGGCGGCGACGGCTGGGTGCTGCGCGATACCCAGGATTGGGACGGACGGCCCGCCGTCGAGTTCCTGGCCGTCAGCGCCTTCCGCATGCGGTTCGATATCGAGCGATACCTCGACGGGGAGACCGACAGGGTCGCCGGGATCGGGACACTGTGGATGAAGCACCCGCGCCGTGAAACCTATGACGGGGTCGCCATGGCTCCCGAAGGCGTTCCGCCCGGGTGGTACAACCTCTGGCGCGGATGGGCCGTCGAGCCGGCGCCCAAGGCCAGGAATCCGCTCGATCACGTCGACCATTTCCCGAACTTCCACGATCACATCAAACGGAACGTCGCCCGGGGCAATGTCGACCATGAGAAGTGGATCTGGGGCTGGTTCGCCCAGATGTTCCAGCAGCCGACGAAGAAGCCGGGCACGGCCCTGGTGGTACGCGGCGAGAAGGGCAGCGGCAAGTCGAAGGTGGGCGAGGTTTTCGGCTCGCTACTGGGCTCGCATCACGTCACCATCGATCAGCCCAAGCACCTGACGGGCGGCTTCAATGGTCATATGGCCAATGCGCTGCTGCTGCAGGCCGAGGAGGGCTTCTGGGCCGGCGATCCCGTCGCTGACGGCCGGCTCAAAAGCCTGATCACGTCGCACGTCCAGCTGCTCGAAAAGAAGGGCGTCGACGCCACGCCGATCCGCAACCTGATCCGCCTCATCGTCACCTCGAACAGCGATTGGGTGGTGCCGGCCAGCTTCGACGAGCGGCGCTTCGCCGTGTTCGACGTCGGCAACGAGAACCGCCAGGACCATAAGTTCTTCGAGAAGATCGACACCGAGATGGACGCGGGCGGGCGCTCGCACCTGCTGGCCTATCTGCTGGCCTACGATCTCAAGTCCGTCGACGTGCGGGTGATCCCCAGCACGTCAGGGTTGTTCGAGCAGAAGATCGCCTCGATGACCGAGCTACAGGCCTGGTGGATGGATCGCCTGAGAGAGGGAAGGCTTCTTTCGCAGCATGAGGATTGGCGGCGAGAGATTAGTACCGACGCGCTTTTCCGCAGTTTCCGGGCCTATTCGGAGATGCTCAAGAGCAAGGCGCGCCTCCCCTCGAAAGAGCAGTTCGGGATCGCTCTGCGCAAGGTGATGCCGGCCGGTTTCAAGGGCGGGCAGAAGGTGTGGGTGAAGGCTTACGGGCCGAATGGCGAGGAGCTTCACAACGCCGACAAGAGCCGAACCTACAAGCGTGTCTCGGGCTATCACATTCCCGATCTGGCCGAGTGCCGGCAGCACTTCGAGGATCTGGTCCGCTGGCCGATCGACTGGGGTTCCGACCCGGAAGCGCCGCAACCGTCGGGCGAGCCGAGCGAGGATTTCGAGCTTACGGACTGAGGATATCTGTCCGGGCTGTCGAGGCGGCGAGGAGGTGCCTAGACAGCGTGAGAGCCGTGGAAATTAAGGGGGTGTCGGGACTGTCAGGGGTGTCGGGGTGATTTTTTCCTCATACGTGTAGCGTGCGTGTGCGGTATGTGACTTTTACCCTGACAACCTAGACAGCTTCGACAAGGCCAGCAAAAGCAAGGGTTTCCGCTGTCTAGGTGAACTTCCAACGCCTAGACAGCCAAGACAGGAGAGGCAAATGGCGGTGCGGAATGGTCAGGGGCTGAAGGTGGCGGTGGTGGGAAACGAGTTCGGCGCCGATCGCCGGGCGATGCCGGTGGTGCCGAAAGCCCGGGCCGGCGGCAACGGCGGCGGCTCGGTGACCGGCGAGGCGCTCCGGGCAATCGAGGAAGAGGTTCGGGAAGCTCTCCGGATCACCTTGGCGCTTCCCGGTGATGCGGCGACGGCGGCGCTTCGGGGAGGTCAGTGCGGCCTGGCCGGTCTGGTCGACACCGAGATCTCGGCCGACAGCCGGACGGTGATCCTTCGGTCGGCGAAGGCCATCAGCCGCGCCGTCCTGGTGATCGATACGCTCCTGACGCTCAAGCCGGTCGATCGGTTCGCGATCAAGGTGGTGATCTTCCGGGCGCTGCCGAGACGGAAGAAGTGGGACGAGATCTCGCGGGAAGATCCGAAAAGCCGGCAGCGCTGGCAGTTGGCCCAGCTCCAGCGTGAGGTGCTGGTCGACCTGATCCTGGCCTTGCAGAACGAAAAGTAAACACGAGTAAAAATTCCTCTCGACAGACCACACAGAATTAGCTCATAAAAACGCTACATTTCGGTTTCTGCGCCCACGGTCCTACCAGATCGTGGGCGCTTTCTTTTGTGGGGCGGCGATGGCGGGGTCTTTCAGGCTCGATATCCGCGCCGACATCCGGCCCTTACAGCGGGCGCTCGATGATCTCGCCCGCAAGCAACTGCCTTATGCGTCGGCTCTGACCTTGACCGCCTTGGCGAAGAGGGTGCAGGCCGAAGAGACGCGGGCGATCGCGGAGACCTTCGATCATCCGACGCCGTTCACGCAACGAGCGATCGGCGTCAAGGCCGCGACCAAGGCGACGCAGACGGCGCTGGTCTTCGCCAAGGATATTCAGGCGCAGTACCTGCAGCCGTTCCTTAATGGCGGACGCCAGTTGCTGCGCGGCAAGGTCGGCTTGCCGGTGCCGATCGATGCGCGCACCAACCAATACGGCAATCTGCCGAAGGGCGCGATCGCCCGCATGAAGGCGCAGCCCAACGTCTTCTTCGGCAAGGTGAAACTCAGAGATGGCCGCACGATCAGCGGGATTTGGCAGCGGCCGGGGAACGCAAATGGCGGCGCCCGGCCCCGTGCAGCCAACCATGCCAGCGGCGCCAGGGCGCGCGGCAGCCTCAAGCTGCTGGTCGAATGGACCAGCGGCGTCGAGGTTCATCAACGCCTGGACTATCGCCCGCGTGCCGCGCGGGTCATCGCTGCCTATGGCGCCATCGAGTTCGGCGCCGCGATGAAGAGGGCGCTGTCGAGCGCGCGGCGATAGACGTCGGGTCGCCAGGGGGGTGGGGTGTCATGGGTCCTTCCTGGCGACCCGGCGAACACGGGCATTTCGCGCGCCCGTTCTGACTGACCGTCGAAAATAAAAAAACACCTTCTGTTGTTGTTGAGGTTGTTGTCGTGTCGGACGAAGAAGCCACAGCCGCCCAGCCCGAGAAGGTGCTGGTCAACAAGCGCGAACTCGCGACGCAGAAGCGTCTGCGTCTCCTCGGCTTCCTGGTCGATCCGAAGGTGAAGCCGCTGCCCAAGGGCGACGGGCCCCAGTTCGAGGCCGAGGACGGTCCCAAGGTCAAGGGTGGCAGGGGTCTCCAACCTGCAGATCACGGGCAAGGTCCTGGCGCAGATGGCGAACCTGAATTACGGGTACATCGACTACGTCTCCCAGCAGGCTGTGCCCTTCACCGCGACCGAGGAGTTCCTCGAAGGCTGGGCTGGCCTGCGGGGAGTAACGCGCGAGATCGCAGTCGCCTTCCAGGGCCAGGCCTCAATGGTGGGTACCGGTCAGCCGGGCAAGGACATCCCGGCCGGCACGCCGTTGGTCCGTGGTGACCAGGCCGCCTACAGTACGGTGTCCGACGTCCAGGTGGCCGCGGATGGTACTGCGACCGTGCAATTCGTCGCTTCTGTTCCTGGCGCCGCCGGAACCTGCGATGTCGGGACGATCCTGGTGCTTGGCACGTCGATCGCCGGGCTGCAATCGAACTGGACGGTCACAGAAAGCATCACGCCTGGCGCGGATCTGGAACAGGATGATTCGCTGCGCAGCCGGATGCTGCAGGTCTACCAGAGTCCGCCGCAAGGTGGTTCCCAGTCGGACTATGAGACCTGGGCGCTGCAGGTTCCTGGCGTGACCCGGGCCTGGGTGGTGCCGAACGGCATGGGGGTGGGAACCGTCATCGTGTACGTGATGCTGGACATCACCGAGGCGGCGCATGGTGGCATACCGCAGGGAACAAATGGCGTAGCGGCGGCCGAGCCGCGCGGCTCGGCGGCGGCCGGCGACCAGCTCGCCGTGGCGAACCATATCTATCTGCGGCAGCCCGTCACGGCGCTGGTCTATGTCTGTGCGCCGACGGCCAATGTGGTTCCCTTCACCATCAGGGGGCTGGCCGGTATCGGCGCGACCGCCCAGGCGGCCGTGGCCGCGGCGATCTCCACGGTGTTCGCTACCAAAGGCGACCTGGGTTCGACAGTGTTCATTACCGACATCGAGACGGCGATCGCCGCGGCGGCAGGCACCGAGGCGTTCGGAATCGTCGCGCCGGCGGCCGATATCGTCAATGCCGCGAACGCCGTTCCGGTGCTTGGCGCGATCACCTGGGAGTAAAGCGATGGGTGCTCCGACCTTTTCAGTCACGGACTTCGTGTCAGCCCTTCAGGCGCTCATGCCGCCAGGGCGGGCGTGGCCGAGAGATCCGTCCTCGGTGCAAACATCGGTCATCACCGGTCTGGCGCCGAGCTTCCAGAGGGTCACGGCAGCCGGGAATAATCTGCTGCTGGACGCCTTCCCGGCGACCACCGACCAGCTGCTGCCCGAATGGCAGTCGACGCTCGCTTTGCCCGATCCGAACTTGCCGGCCGCCAACACCTTGGCGGAGCAGCAGGCACAGGTGGTGGTGAAGTTCGCGAATGGCGGCGGCCAATCCGCTGCCTATTTCGAGTCCTTCGCGGCACAGCTCGGCGTGACGGTGACCGTGACCAGCTCGGCTCCGTTTCGGTGCGGGCAGAGCAAATGCGGGCAAACGCTCGGCACAACCGATCAGTTCTTCGCCTGGTCGGTGACCGCGCCGGATACCTCGCTTGAAGGGATCTTCAACGAGCTGAAGCCGGGTCATACCTACGTCACCTTCAACACTTGAGGTCGCGCCTTGTATCAGATTGACGTTGCGACAGCGTCGCCGACGCTGCCGGCGCCGGCTGCTGCCGGCACGCCTGGCTATTTCACCGATGGCCAGGTGCCCAATATTCCGCCGACGGTGGTGCCGGCGGATTTCATGAATGCCATCATGCTTGAGCTGCTGAACGTGCTGGCGGCGGCGGGCATTGCTCCGTCCAAGACGGCCGATAATCAGCTCGCCACGGCGATCCGGACGATCGTCGAAGCGACGGCGGGCAACTATGCGGTCGACACGGGTGCGGCGAATGCCTATGTCGTCGCGTTGGTGCCGCCGGTGGCCAACTATACCGAGAGCTTCGAGTTCAAGTTCCGAGCGGTGCACGCGAACACCGGCGCCAGCCAAGTCAGTTTCGGGCCTGGAAATGTCCCTCTGACGCGCGATGACGGCTCGGCCCTGCAGCAGGGTGACATTCTTGCCAACAGCATCGTGGCCGGCGCCTTCGATGCTGTGCTCGGCAAAGCGATGATCTCCTCGATCGTGCCGTCTCAGTTGAGTGTGTTGGCCAAGGCCGGCATTGGCGCCGGCATGAAGCTCGACGGTACGGGAAACCTGACCTTAAGCCCCGCCGACAATAGCATTCGGGTCACGGCGAATGGCGTTCAGACCAATGAGCTTGTCCAGAACTTCACCGGCACGGTGCAGGTCAACGGGGCGGCCGGAACCAGCAGCCACACGGTCAATTTCGTCGGCTTCGGCACCCTCGATGTCGCTGAGACAACCACGCTGTGGGACGGATTTAATTTCTCGGTAGATTGCGTTGGCGGATCGACCTCGGTCGTTCCGAATGCGGCCGATAGCATCGGGGGCCAGGCCGCTGGGGTGCCTTACGTGATGCCGGCCGGGACAAGCGCTTTGTTCATCTCTGACGGCGCCGGAAACATCCGTGTGCTGTTTCAGACGGTATCCCCGACATTCTCTCCGGCGCCACAGGCCATAACGGCCAGTGGTGCCCTCGGAGCAGGTTCGTATGCAGTTGATACGTCGGGCGGTCCCATCACCATTACCCAGGCGGGTCTCGCGCAAGGTCAAACCATGGTCTTCAGTGACCCGAGGGGAACCTGGGGAACCAATAACTTCACCCTCAATCTGAACGGCTTGACCTATTGCAAGCCCGGTTCAAACCGCCAATTGCCTGGCCCGCTCGTATGGAATACGCCGGGCGAGACCTTCACCGCCTATTACGACGGCACCACCATAAGGATCAGCTAAATGGGCTTTGCGTCCGATCTCATCGCCTCCGTCTCCATGGCCGCTCTGGTTGCGGGGGAGACGCTTACCGCCGGCCAGATGGTGGCGCTGGCGGCCGACAATACCGTCTATGGCGTTGCCGATCCCAACAACCCGGCGACCGCGCCCAATTGGCGCCCTGTGCTCCAGGCGGCGACTGCTACGGGTGTGGTCTCCGGTAGCCAAAGCCTGAACCAAAGCAGCGGGTTCCTTGGGCCGTCGAAGCTGACCAGCCCTCAGTCTCGCATCAGCTGCCAGCTCGCAAACGGAAACGTGGCAATCGCATATGCGGACACCACCGCCAGCGGCAATGTTTTCATCTCTATCGTCAACCAGGCTGGCGCTCAGGTTCTCGCCCCGACGAAAATCGTTGCGGCGGGTGGTGGCGGCGCCGGAGGGAGCATCAATATTTGCGCCCTGACCGGCGGCGGTTTTGCTGTCTGTTATTTTGCCGGCGGCGCCACTCTGTCCTTTCAGGTTTTCAATGCCGCCGGCGCCCTGCAAGGTACCGTCAACACCACGGCGCCTATCGTTGCCGGCGCTACCTCCATGGCTCCGCTGAGCAATGGCAATTTCGCCTATTGCACGTTCAACACTGGTAAGGCCGGGGTTTCCCATGGCGTAATTTCTGCGGCAGGAGCGCAGGTTCTCCCCCTTACGAGCCTGGGCTCCACGGTCACGCCTCAATCTAATCTGGCCATTGCCGGTTTGAGCGGTGGCGGGTATGTGGTTTTCTTCGGTACCTCGTCCATCACGACGCAGGTGTCGGCGTTTACCAATGCCGGCGCGGCCAACGGAACCGTGCCGAATGCCATCGCCATGGTCAATGGCAGCGCGCCAATTTTGAATATTGTGGGCCTTTCCGGCGGCGGCTTTTCTCTAGCAATTAATTGCACGAACACCAGCACTACCGGCCTGACAGCCCAGGTATATAACGCAGCTCTTGTGCAACAAGGCGCCAATATTGCTCTAAGCACGACCTCGACCACAGGTCAGCCGCCGATGATGTGCCCGTCCACCAATGGCAGCGTTTACGTGGCCTGGGGCGGCGGAACGACCACCGTCAATGTGGCCAAAATTGGAGCCAATGGTGCGCAGATCGGCGCCACTTTCAATCCGACCGTTTCGGGTTCTCCGACCGTCGCGATGTTGACGATCTCGCCCCAGCCGGACGATGGGTGCTTCGTTTATGTGGCCGGCACCAGCACCATTCACGCGGCTGTGCCGATCTCTCCGACCCTGACGCAGACCACGACGTCTTTCACCATTACCGCCCCCATCGTCGGCTCCGGCGGCGTCGATTGCTACGTCTATGCTGGGAACCAGTTCAGCCCCGGCATGACGGTGAATATTACTCTGTGCTCTGCCGCCACGAATGCCCTTTGGAACAACGCCTGGGCCTACAGCGTGCAGAAGGCCCAGGTCATCGGCGTCTCTGATAGCGCCGCCGGCGCTGGGGCTTCCATTCAGGTGCAGTACGGCGGCAAGGCGCAGCTCACCACGGGCTGGCTCCAGCCCTACATGATGGAAGGTGTCGGGTACTCGTCCATCAATGTCGTCGGCCAGCAGGTCACCATGCAGCCGCAGCCGCAGACGAAAGCGTGCGGCGTGATCGGTGGCGTCCTGAATTCCTCGATCTCCTTCACGGCCCCCGTTGATTGCAACGTGGCAATCAATTGGTGGTCCGCGAACGGCGGTTCGGCCGTTACGGTTAACGGGACGATTATCAACGCCTCGTTGACTTCCACGGCCCTGGCTGGCCTGTCGCAGGTTTATGTCGCGGAGGCCACCACCATCGTAATCGGCTCCACGGGCACAACCGCCGGGGCCTTCTCTTCCTATGTCGAGGTCTAAGGCCATGAAATTCGCTTATGTCGAAAATGGCGTCGTCGTCGGTACCGCGCATATCCCGGACAGTTCCGCCAGTATGGCGCAGCCGTCCGGGCCGGTCGGGTCCGTCGAATATCAGGTCGCCGACGAGGTGAACGTTCAGCCCGGCTTCACCTGCACGGTGGAAGATGGCGAGCCTGTCTTTGCCGCTCCTGCTGCCGTACAGCCGGACCTCGACCCCATGGTGTTCTATGACGCCTTCCAGGTCGGGGAGGCGTTGGCCATCAAGAACTCGGCAGACCCGGTCATTCAGGAATGCTGGTTCCGCGTCCAGACGGCGATCAGCACAAATACGCCGATCAACCCGGCAGTAGTGACGCCGCTGCTGGAATATGCCGCGGCGGTCAACCAGCGGCCGAATCCGGGCACCGGCATCTATCTTTCCGGTGCGCTGACAACCGTCCCGGCCTGGGTAGCAAACACTCCGGTGGCTGCCGGCGCATCGCTGGCGGTCGGAGATACCGTCTTCACCTACAGCGCGGCCGGCACCACCGGCGCGACCGCGCCCAGCGGGACCGGTGCCGGCATCGAGGACGGGACCGCGACCTGCAGCTATATCGCGACACCCTACATCCAGCCCTCCAGAATCGCGCAGATCCTGGCTGGCCAGCCTGCGACGGCATAAGGGGGTACAAATGGCCGAGACCGGCGAGCAGCAGCTGCTAATCCTCGTGGGGGAGTTGAAGGGGGATATGGAGGAGGGGCAGAGACAAAGGTCGCGGCAATTCAAGATCCTTGAAGACATCTCGAAGAAGCTGGCCGGGCTGCTTGGGCGGTTCGACGAGCGCTGTGAGAACGATGACCGCAGATGGGAAGAGTTCAAGCGGCGAATGGAAGCGCAGGAAAAGACGATCGCCGACCTGACCAGCAGGATCGCCGTCGTCGAACAGCCGGCCGAAGGCTCCCCCAGGCGCCGCACGCTCTCGCTGTCGCTCTTGACCGTGATCGGCGGCAGCGGCGGCCTGGCCGGGCTGTTTTTCGGGAATGGCTTGGCCAAGCTCGTCGGGCAAGGCCTCGATCTGTTGAAGAAAATCCCGCATTAGCGCGAACGCCGTTCGCGTCTCGACATCAAGCCGCCCGGCCTCGCCGCGGCGGCTTTTTCATTGGAGCGTCCCATGGTCAAGCTGCTCAAGCCGACCGACACCTTTTGCATCGAGTTCGACACTAAGGAAATGCCCGGGCTGATCGTGGCCACCGAGGTCTGCATCCGACGGCGCATCATGCGTCAGCAGGACGTCGCCAGGGTCGATCTGCCCGATCACCCGCTGTATCCGAAACTTCAAACCTACGTGAAGGGGAGCCCGCGATGAGCGATTTTCTGCGCGCGTGGCCGATCACCTTCGGCATCGAGGGTGGCCTGGTCAATAACTCGAATGATCCGGGTGGCGTGACCAAGTATGGGATCACCAAGCGGTACTACCCCAACCTCGACATCCCGAACCTGACCGAGGCGGATGCGCAAGCGATCCTGCAGCGCGACGTTTGGGACACGGCGCGCTGCGACGAACTGCCCTGGCCGCTCAACAGTCTGCTGTTCGAGGCGGACGTCAACTGCGGTGTCGGCACCGGTGGCCGGCTGCTGCAGGGGGCGCTGCACATCACCGCCGACGGGGTGATAGGGGCGATCACCATCCGGGCCGCCAGTTCGGCGAACCTGCCCGACCTGGTCGCGCGGTTCCAGGCCAAGCTCGGCGTGCGATACGCCAGCTTGCCCGACGCCGCTACCTTCCTCGAAGGGTGGCTCTATCGCGAGTTTCTCGGCGAATACCAGTCGCTGCAATCGTGAGCGCGCTGGACCTCGAAATCTCTCAAATGCTTCAGGGAGCTGAATTCATGAAAAACTTGGACTGGATGACGATCCTCATGCTCTGGACGCCGCTCTCTACGGCGCTGTTCGTGATTTTCCTGTTCGGCCTGGGTGCCCTCTATCTCTACCGCGTGGTCGTTACGGTTTGGTTCCTCGCCCGCCTGCAGGAAGGCAGCACCAAGCACGCCGTCACCGTTGCGCTGACCACCACGGCGTTCTGGCTGATCGACCTGGCTGGCGCTCTGCCCGATGGGCAGCACGTTCCCTTTGTCTTGGTCAAGGGGTTCTGGCTGATCGCCCTGGCCCTCTTCATCAAACCGGATGCGAAGGTAAACCCTTCGCTGGCCGCGCCGGCGGCTTAATTCCTTCCGGCGACCCGCCTTATCTGGCGGCTTTTTCCTTCAGCCTCAATGGAGACACCATGCGTTATCTCACCACCGCCGCCGAAACGGTGATCGTTACCGCGCTCGATCAGAACGGGCGGCCGTTCCTCGGCGAAGTGCCGAACGTCAGCGTCAGCTCGGATCAGCCGGGCGTTGTCAACGTCTCGGGCGGTACCTTCACCAATGGCACTGCCAATCTGGTCCTGACCCAGGAATCCGAGGGCACCGCCAATATCACCATCGTCGCCGGCGGCATCAGCCAGACCGAGCAGGTCTCGGCCTATCAGCCCGTGCTGACCAGCCTGCAGATCGGCGCCGCGTCCTAACCGCACTCATCAATCAATCGCAACAGAAGGGCGGCTTAGGGCCGCCCTTCTGTTTTTCGCCACAGGGAGATCAACATGCGCTCTTTTTCATTTGCCCTCACGGCCGCCGCGGCGGTTCTCCTGTCCGGTTGTGTCGCCACCACCGCCATCGAGACCGGTAAGCTGCCGACCGCGGCCGAGGCTCAGCAGCAGCTCGCCGCCGATGTGGCCGCTCTGAAGTTGGCCGGCTGCGTCGTCGACGAGGCCGGCACGGTCGCCCAGCCGGTGATTCAGGCCGAAGTCGACGCCAACGGTCAGCGAATCGCCAATCTGGTCGATCAGACCGGCGCGAAGCTGTGCTCTGCCGCGTCGCCGCCGGCGGCGTCGAGCGTCGCGCAGTGATCCGCGCCGCGATCCTGGCGGGCGCGCTCATCCTGTCCGGATGCGCGGCGCCCGCCGCCCCGCCGGCCCTTGCTGTCGGCGGGGCGGCCCTCGGCTTTGGTGCGGCCGTATTCAACTTCGATACCGAGCTGGCGAAAGGATACGTCGCTTGGCGCGAGGGCGAGTTCTCGCCCGCCTGCAGGGAGCCCAACCCGAAATGACCGTCCTCACAGAGCTGGACCTCTACAAGGTCTGCCATGGCACCTATGAGCCCGACTTTCCCTTCGACCTGATCTTTCAGGGCCGGAAGGACGACGAGACCTATGTCGGCGTGAAACGCTTCGGCGAAATCGACGTCGTCGCCTTCCGCGGCTCGACCACGCCGCTCGACTGGTTCCGCAACTTCGACCTGCTGCCGACCTTTGAACGGGGCGTGGGTTGGATCGGCGAGAACTTCGAGGATGGCCTGGCTGCCGCGCGCGGAAACCTCCTGACCGTCATCGGCCCGCACGTCATCGTCGTGGGCCATTCGCGCGGCGCCGGCGAAGCTACCGATTTTGCCTGCGACCTGGTGCTGGCCGATCGGCCGCCGATCGCCGTCATGCTGCTGGCGCCGCCCAGGACCAGCATTTCGAGCCGACAGGCCGAGCTGCTCGCCCGGGTGCCTGTGCGGGCCTACCGGAACAAGGGAGATCCGGTGACCGAGGTGCCGCCCTGGTGCGGTCACCCCTATGAGTTGATCAACATCGACGTGCCGGCGCCGGGGGGCGATCCGTGGGGGCCGGTGGCGCCGCATCACTCCGAGCTGTATGGCCTGGCGATCGCGGGCTTGTCCCCGATGCCGACCTATACCGCGCCGTCTCAGTGAATGGCGCCAAGTTCCTCTTCCCATTCCAATTCATATTCGCGCCGATCATCTTCATCTATGCTCCGTGGCCCTTCAGCAGCTCGGTGCGGACGGTGATCAGGGTCGGCGAGGGGGTCTGACATCATGAATAAGTTCATTCTCGTCGCAGCCCTGCTGGGGGCGGTGTTGGCCGTCGAGGCGCGTGCTGACGACTTCGAGGCCTGCAAGCAGCATTTGCCCTACGGCACGCCGACCACGGCGCCGGATCTGACCGTCACGCCGATCTGCCACGCCGGCTATGCAACCGCCGTCGACGACGTCGACCTGGTTCCTCGCTGGGTGGCTTACCATCTGACCGGGCCGCACACGCTCGGCTGCCTCGACCGGGGCAACAACTTCCATCCCGACGAGGGACTGCCGGCCGGTCATCGTGCTCGGCCGGTCGACTATGCGAAATCCGGTTACGACATCGGGCACCAAGCGCCGGCCCAGGACTTCGCATGGGATGCCGGCGAGATGTCCGATAGCTTCAGCCTGGCCAACATGGCCCCCCAGCTGCCGGGTCTCAACCGGCAGGGCTGGGAGCGCCTCGAGGAGGCGGTCCGCGCCTGGGCTTGGTCGCGTGGTGATCTGCAGGTCTATGTCGGCCCGGTGATCGGTACGACCGACGCGAAGATCGGCGTCGACCAGGTCGACGTGCCGATCGCGTTCTGGAAAGTGCTTGTCGATCGTTCGACGGGCGAGGCGGTCGCGTTCGAGATGCCGCAGCAGGATGTCGCCAAAGGGGATCTGTCGCCCTGGCAGCGGTCGATCGCCGACGTCGAGAGAGACGCCTCCATACGGCTGCCGCTGCCGGCCGGCGTCGATCGCGTCGCGCGGCCGGCGATCTGGGCGGCCGACCTGACGGGCTGGCGGCGCGCGCATGCGGCAGCTTGCGGCAGCTGATCGATCGCCTCTATCATCGGGACGACAACTGGAGCAAGAGGGCCCGGGCGCTTCGGCGCTCGGGCCTTTTGTCGTTTCTGGGCTCGCCACACTTGAAAATGAGGCGCTGCGTGTTCTAGTTATGTTCCATGTCCATACTGGTGTACGGGTTTGGCGAGGACGCTCTCGCTACCCTCATGAAGCACGGCGCGACTGACATTCAATTTTGGTGCGTCGGCGGGATCGCCGGCACCAGGCCGTGCTTTCATTGGCACACGGTGAACATCGAGGCGCTGATTCGTAAGGTGGGCGCCGAAATGTCGCTCGTGATGCTGGCCAGGCGGGCGCGATGCGCCAACTGCGGTAAGATGGGGTGCCATGTCCAGGCGATCAGCACGCTCGGCTATGGAATGACCCAATGGCGGCGAGTAAGGCTGCTCGGCAACATGATTCACCCGGTCGTTCCTGACAACGATGACGATCCCGGGCCGAAGAACGGGCGCGGCGCCCTGAAGGCCGATCACTAATCTACGGGGGTTCCATTGATCCGAAAGCTTTGGCGCCGCGCGGGTCGCGCGAGCGAAGGCATGGCTATTGCCGTGACCGCAACCGTCATCTCGCCTTGGTCGTTCTGGGTTTTGTTCGCGCTGTGCCTGCTGCAGCTGGTCAGCGCCAAGGTCGCGACCGACGTCCTGTACATCTCGAACGACATCCAACTGCTGCTGCTTCCGCTGCTGGGGATCTCCGGAACGGTCAGCGCAGCTGCGGCCGGGCGGCAGGCGCGTCGGGACTTCGGAGGGCTGCGATCCGCCCTGACGGAGATGTCTGGGCGGATCGAGCGGATAGAGAATATGCTAGCCGGCGCGAACGCCATTCGCGAGACGGCACCTGAGGGTGGCGCCGGTGAGGAATATCCCCCTATCACCCGCGTTTCTTGACCGGCCTCGCCACGTGATCGGGATCTGGACGGGCAGGGGACGGGATGCGGTGTACCAGGCTGTCCTTCAGGACCTGATTGATCCTCGATTGCCAGCCCGGGCCGGTCGCGCGAAAGACCTTGAGCACGTCCTGATCGAGGCGAAGTTTAACAGCTTCCTTTGGCGCGTCCAGCCGCGGGCGGCCGCGCGGACGGACCGGTTGAAGACGCTTCGCGTTTTCGTCCGTCAGCTCCTCAGTATCGGGGTCGCTGGCGATCGCCGCGGTGATGGCGGCGTCTTCCTCGTCGGTAGGGCTGATATGGCCCGGTTTAAGCGGCGGCATAGCGCTTTTCCTCTCGCTTGTTAGCTTTCCGCAGGCTGATCACGCGGCGGTCATCGCCACGGTCCGTATAGACCACGCAGTGAAGGCGAAGGCCGATATAAGCGAAGCCAATCATCCGGATTTCGCCATAGTTGGCGCGCGTGTCCTCATAGGCCCACAGGGTCTCCCACTCGATCTCGCTCGCCTCGGCCAAAGACATGCCGTGCTTCTCGGTGTTGATGGCGTCTTTCGCGGGATCGAATGTGATGTTCATGAGGATAAATGTACCCCCAATAAATACGGGTGGCAAGCCTATTTTATGGGGGTACATTTAATACCCGGGCATAGGCTGATAAGTTTTTCAGCCCGCCCATAAGGCATTGATATCATTAGGGGTGAACAGGGCAGGAACATCGAAAAACACCATTGATTTTATTGAATAATCAGGAGCCTTTTAATCAGTAGGTCCCGGGTTCGAGCCCCGGCGCGCTCACCAAGTTTTCCTTGGTTTCTCGCCTTTTCGGATCGGTGGCGGGTGGCACTTTCGGTGGCACCATGCTCCGCACTCCATCCGTTTTCATCCCGTATCACGCGCATTCCGACGGGTCATAATTTCCGCTAATATTTTTTGCGCAAATGATGCGGAAGATAGCAGATGGCAATCGTTAGACGCACCCTGGACCCCGCCAACCCGCCCAGGATGACTCCGGAAGAAATCGCCCGTATCGACGCTATGACGGACGAGGAGCGCACTGCAAACGCCCTGGCCGATCCGGACAATCCGCCGCTGACCGACGACGAATTGCTGGTGGTAGCTGCTGCCCGGTGTCCTTAAGCCAAAGAAAAACCCCGCCGGGGTATCCACGGCGGGGCTTTTGTCATTCGGGCCGGCGGCCCTCCGAAACAGGGGAAGGTTAGCCCCCAGGCCGGCACGCAATCTTGATCAGGAAAGGCTCATTTGCTGGTGCCTTTCAGCCCTTCGCGGCTGGCTTTGATGATCGCGGCGGACATGGACAGGCTGACGCCGGTCTCGCGGGCATAGTCGCGGCGGCTTTGGTTAATCATCTCCTCAGTTTCGCGGTCGAGGAATACGCCCACACGGCGCGTCGGGTTAGTTTCGTCGGTCATTCGATCCTCACAGGTCAAGTCCACGGTGGAAGTGCCGGCGTTCGGGCTTGCTCTGGCGGGCGGCTTTCATGGCGGTGAGGCGCTCAATCCGCATGATGTCGCAAAGCTGGTCCCAGGCCTGGGCGATATCGTTGTCAGACAGGTCCGGCCACTTCTTGCGCACCAGGGCGGGGAAGTTGACGTTCTCGATAAAGAACGCCCCGAAACTAGTGGTGATCAGGGTCCGCGTTTCGTCGGGCTCGTCGCCGTAGTCGCGGATATTGATCGTGGCGCCGCTGATGGCGACGGCAAGCTGTAGCTGGGCGGCGGTGGTCGCTCCGCTGTTCAGGCCGCGCATGTCCTCGGCCTCTTCCTGAATTGGGCTCTTCTCAAACTCCATCGACCGGCGGCGACCAAAGGGGTTCCAACTGCGGCGGCGCTTGGCCGGGGGGTGTTCGCCCCCGGCTTCGGCCTGCCTGACGGGAAAGCCGGGCAGATGCACCATGTTACGCCACCTTCCAGGCGTAGGAGGCATCCGGCACCAGAGGCATGGCATTCAGCAGCGCGGTGACAGCCACCGAACCAGAGGCGGCACTGTCCCGCTTGGTGATCAGGGTGATGTTCGACGCGAGGGCGATGCCCATCCTGTCCCAGGCGGCGATATAGGTATTCGCGGTCTCGCTCGACAGTTCGGCCAGGACGCCGGAAACGGTCAGTTCCCGGTTCTCGTTGACGGTCGCCCCGGTCCCGCTGGTGCCGATTACGCCGCGCAGTTCACCGAAGGTCAGCGACTTGCCGGCGGCAGCGCCCAGCGAGAACGCGCCCAGGTTGGCAGCGTCCAGCGCGCCGAGCAACAGCGCGTCCAGCGCGTTGGTGATGCCCATGCCGATGCTGGCCATCAGGATGTCCGGCAGTTCACCGTAGAAATATTGGCGCATGACCGAGCGAGGCAGCGAGAACTCCACGCCCAGCATGGGGATGGTGGCGCGGTCGATATCGGCGCGGAGGAACGGCAGATCGGACACGGGGATTTCAGCGCCATCGGCCACCGGCGCCACGTTTGCCGGCTGCACGACGATCAGGCCGGAATTCGTGCGGGTCATGACTTCGCCCGGGAGGGAATTCGGCGCGAAGGGGATAACCACGATATTGGCACCAGCCTGGGCAACGACGGACCGGCGCGCGATCTCGGTTGCCATGGTGGTGGCCTTGCCGGCCTCGGTGCCACGCGGCATGTAGGTGTTGTGGTCGCCCACGGTCAGGGCCGGGAACGATAGCGAACGGATATCAAGCTCGTTGCGAGAGCCGTGCGGAATCGGGGTGACGCGCTTAACGTCGCCGTTGCCGTCATAGCTGAAATGGAGCGACGGCGCGTTTTCGGCCTCGGTGATCATGGCGCGGATGATGTTCGACGGGGCGTGGGTGGTGGTGGTCGGGGTAACGATCATTTTGGAGCGGGTTTCCTGAGTGATGGTATGGGTAAAGTCGGGAAGGCCGCGCACCAGGGCAGCGAGGCGGTGAGAGGGGCCGGCGGCCTGGATTTCGGCGATGAATGCCTGTTCCTGCGGGCTGTAGGAACGGCCCACACCCACGGAATTGTCAGCCGGGATAGAGACGAAGCTGATTTCGTAGGGCCACCAGCGGGTAACGCGGTAAGTGTCATCGTCGATAGCGTGGCCGGCGCGGACTTCGTAGCCGACAGAGACTTTGGTCACGATGCCGTCGTTGATGTCCTGCAACAACTGCTGTCCCAGGGGCGACCGGGACAGGCGCACCACGGCATAGCCACGGCCCGCATTGCTGTCGATCCAAGCGCGGACCACGACGCCGCGCTGGTCATCCCAATTGTGCATCCACAGCACCGGAGCGCCGCCAGCGGCTAGCCGCTCCATGTCCACTTCACCCGGCTGGTGCCCGAGGATTTCGATACCCATGCGGGTCTCCACTTCGTCGTTCTCGGAAGAGAACGAAATGGTGATTTCGCGGGTAGTGGTGTCGGCATCTTCCTCGATATCGAACAGGCGGACGTGTTTGGTCCCTTTGATCGCGTTGAGGCGTTCGGCTGTCATCATTGTTTGAGGTTTCTCACATCGTCGGGCAGCAGGTTGCCGTCCGTTCATGCGCTAATGGTGCGCAATCACAACTCACCCTGTACACACAAATTATTCATTAAAATCAGTATGTTAATGAACTCCAGTGAACCAACATTAACCGCCATGAATACTGAATGGCCGATTTCCGCCAAACACGTAATTGCTGCTTTTTTTGGGAAATTATTGCTCAGTCGCCGTCTACCGGGGAGCGGTCGGCGCGGGAGATCGGCACCAGGGAGGGCGGGCGGCTTCGCGGGAAGTGGCAGAAACCCTGGGGACAGAAAGCGAAAACCCAGGCAGAGAGCGGCTTACAGGGGTGTCCGACGCTCTGATTTTGTGTCCCTTACATACCTAAGCCCTTGATAACAGGCTTCTTTCTGGGCATGTAAATGAAAAGTGCTCTTAAAATAGGCTCCCACACCTGGGAAGGCGCGGGGAATGGCCACCCACGCCCGGCACCCCGTCAGGAAGTACCTTTTTTCTGCCTGCAATGGCCGACACACGTTTTGCGCGGCGTTGGCCAAACTTCCGCCCTTGACGCAATCGAGAAACGATGTATTTGTATTTATATACTGTGAAAAAATCACTCTTTAGGCGTGTGGAGTTGGGCTAATGAATAGGACTGATATCGAGGAGAGAATCAGTGATCTTGAAGCACTGGGGGAGACGCTCGTTTTGCTGAGTGGATCGTCTTATGTCGGTGAAGAAATCCAGAAGTCTCTTAGCTATATCGCTGATCGGCTTGGCGAAAACGCCGTCGCCATCCGCGCCGCTGTCGGCGTATAGAGGGGTATAGCGTGACACCGGAGCAATGCAGGGCCGCCCGCGCCCTGGTCGGCTGGTCTATCAGAGATTTGGCCACCAAATCCGGCTTGCATCCCAACGCGATTAGCCGGTTTGAGAATGACGGAAATTGCCATCGCTCCACCCTTGAAGCCCTAGAACAGGCATTGGTGCTTGCTGGCGTCCAGTTCATTCCGGATGGAACGCCGAGCATGTCCGGCGGAGCGGGTGTCCGACTAGCGGAGCGCGAAAACTAACTGTCCCGCCACCAGCGCGGCGGACTGCCATTCACTGCGCCGGTCTTCCCAACGAAGTCACTCGCAAGACCCACCCTTGAGCAAAACGGCCCCGTCATCACTGGCGGGGCCGTTGTCGTTCTGGGGTTTTAAGGTTGTTACCAGCCCTGGAATCTCGGAAGGTTCTGTTGCGCGGCAAACTCAAGGAAGCCCCGCCCAAGTTCCGTTATCGTACCGTTCCTGCCGGTGACTATTGCGGCGTTATTCACCACCAAGAATCTCACCCAAACTTCAAATGTGCCTACCGGGACCGGAGAAGCTTGCGTCTTGACATAAGCTTCATATGCTTCGACATGGGCATCATAGAATTTAGTTAAGTCAGTCGCTGAGGTTTCGGCCGCCATAGCCTCTAATGCACTGCGTTGAGAGGCAAAAATGTTGAGCCAGAATATCGCCCAATCTCTCTCTGTTTTCCTCTGAGTCAGTCTCAGCAATAAAAGAGATTCCCTGGCGTGAGCGTCCTCAGGCTGAACTCTGTTTAACTCAATCCGGACCTCTTCCACCCCCTTAACGATGTAGGGTTCCTGCTTTTCACCGGGCGCGACGTTTTTAAGTGCCTCTTCAAGCGGAATAGTGATTGCCTGCACGCCGATACGGCTCTCGCTGAACTCCGCGACACCTTTTCCGACGCGGCGAAGGCGAGAAATCAGCGATCGGATCTCAAGTCGGAACAAAAAAATCGCCGTGGCCGTCACGATTGGCCACAGGATTGCAGCAACTCCCTTGAGAAAATTACCGTCCATGACCCTGCCTCCAATTTAAGCGGTTACGGCACGATCAACAGTTCGCTGCAAAACTTATCAATGTCCACAATCATTTAGCGCATCAAAACCGAATCCCCACCAGTGATGACGAGAGTTTTACCGTTCTGGGGTGCCATGGTTGCAGTGGTCTTCCCGTGGTTGAACCACGCTCAACCACGCCCCGGCATCGGTGGGGTTAGGCGTGGTGTGGTGTGGTTCCCCCTCTATAGGGGAACCACCACGACCACGCCTAACCACATGCCCTACTCGTTCTGACTGATGGCTTGATAAATGCCTGCCACAGAGCGGACCAATTCACGGGCCTCAAGCTCTTTCAGGCGTTTTCCTGCATTGCTCTTGTCCATGGCCAGAGCGGCGGCGACAGCCCCAGGCCCTGCGCCCTGGTGCCCCAGGCTCTTGAGGTAGTCCAAGACCTTCTGTTGCGCTGGGGTCAGACGGTCGCCCTTGTCGGGCTTCTCAGGCGGTGGGCAGGCTTTGACAACGCAAGTCGTAATCGCCTTGTCCGGCCATTGGTGCGAACGGCCCACCTCGACCGTGGGCAGGATGTACGCCATATCGCTCGACGGTCCCAGGTCACGGTTTTTCGTCACCTCGGCCACTACGATGCCGAAACCCTCGAATTTGGCGGTGGTCTTGCCCAGCTTAATCACCACGTCCGAGTTATTGTAGAAGGCGCCGGAACCGCGCATCCCGTTCTCTTCATTCTTCCCGCTGTGATGAACGATCAGGAAAAAGCACTGGCAGGCGGCGGCGATGCGGCGGCTGAATTTGTTCACCCCGCCCATCTCGCCCGCGTTGTTCTCATCCGCGCCGGGGATCATGGCCGCCAGGGTGTCACCAATGACCAGCCCGACTTTCTGGCCGGTGCGGGCCTCAACCGCCTTGATCTCACGTACCAGGGTGTCCGGGTCGGCTTGGCCGCCTACCATGATGACGGATTGCGGGATGATATGGAAATTGCTCACGTCCGGTTCCTCGACAGCATCGGAGAACGGGTCAAGCGCCTCGCCGTTGAACACCTGCCAAGCCTTGATGCGGCGGTCAATGCTTCCCTCGGCAGCGATGTAGACCACGGCCATGGGCATGGTGCGGCGCCCGAAGAACTTGCGTCCGGTGGCGATGCGTAAGCCCAGGTCGATGACATAGAACGTCTTACCGGCATGGCTCGGGCCATAGACGAAGCCGTACCCGATGGCGGGTATCAAATCCTCGGTCAGTTCATACGGCGGAACCCAGTTAGCGGGAATGTCCGCCGCCGAATACATGCCCATGTGACTCGCGTTGTTGTCGTTGTCCGGTGCGATCGGAGGGGTCAGCGCCAGCAGATCGTGGAGCGTTCCGCCCGCCGCGATCCAGTCCGACACGTCACCTTTGGGCGGCAGGCCGGGCAGTTCCACCGTGCGGATGGACTTCGCTACGCCCGCCAGCTTGGAGCGCACCACGTCGGCATGTTTCCCACCCATTTCGTCGTTGTCCGGCAGGATCACCACGTCACGGCCCTGGAAATGCTGGCTCAGTTCGTCCGGCCACTTGGTGGCGCCGGCTGCGTTGCAGGTTGCCAAGGCGCCCAGCTTGGCCAGATTGTCGGCGTCCTTCTCGCCCTCAACCACGAAGACCGGCGCGGACGGATCGGCGGCCAGCAATTCGGGCAGGCGGTAGGGAACATGGGTGAAGCTCTTGTAAATATCCCGGTAGAGCCACCCGCCGTTGCCGTCCGGGCGGCATTGGCTAAACCGCTTAGGCTCCCACCGCTCGACCCGTAACACCACCGCACCGGCTGCGTCCCGGTAGTCATAGGACGCCACTCGCCGCCCTCGGTCCTTCTTCGGCGCGTTGTCGCTGGCCTGGTTGTCGTTCGCCGCCAGCCCATGCCCGGCCAGCCATTCGCCCAGATCGGTGGTGGCGGTGAAGTCCTTCGCCAGCAGCTTAACCATGTACAGGACACCGCCCTGGTCGCCGCTTTCGTGATCGTGATACGCGGCCTTTTCCAGATTTACGGCCTTGGAGCCGTGGGTTCCCCATCGCCATTCCGTCGCGGTGGAATGCTCGGGGTTCGGTTCACCCAGCAGATATCGGGCGACGGCTGGCATGTAGGCTTTGTAATCGCGTTCGTTGCTCATCCCTGCGCCTTCAACTGCATGTTGACCGCCATCCCAAGGAAGGCTTGAGCGTCATTGATCAGCCGCACGATTTCGGGCCGCTTGAGGCGCGAATGCAGCGGGCCTTCCTGTGCGCCGATCAGGGCATTGACCAGATCCAGGCTAGTGCGGGCAGGTTTGCCGGGTTCGGGAAGCGTGGTCCAGTAGCAAACCACCGCGTCCCAGGCGATGCAGAAGCGGAGGGACCGGTTCTCATGGACCGCGATCAGCGCCAGGAAGTGCGGGAAGTCGCCGGCCTTCGGGGTGTGTATCATTCCGGCACCTTCTGGCCGTTCAGCCGGGCCATGTAGTCGTCCAGCGCCGTGGTGGGCCATACCAGATTGCGGCCAAGCTTGCCGGTGGGGCGGGGGAATTCGCCTCGGATCATCATGTTGCGCAGGCCAGTGCGGGAAATGCCCAGGCGGCTCAAAATTTGGTCAAGGCGTACAACGTTAAGGGTCATTTGTTCGGTTACTCATACTCGGTTGCTGACGACCCAATGTTGTTTCTGATCGCTTCTCAAGTCCTCGGACGGGATTTCCTGCCATGGCAGAAACGCCAAAACGCGGTTTAAGACTCACCCAGCGCAGGCAAAGAAAAAGCCGCCCCGACACAGCCAGGACGGCCCCAACTCTCGCCAGTGAATCGCGCAGCGCGTTCTAGGCGGCAATCGCCACCGGGGCAGGCGGCACCTTCACCACCCTGGCCAGCCACTTGGCCCACTTCGCCATTGCCTCGGTCATTTCCGGCAGATAGTCGGCGTGATCGTACACCCGCCCGGAGGTGTCGATTTTTGCGTGCTGCTGTATGCGGTCGCGGGTTTCCTTGCTGATCTTCGGCCCGTCGCCGGCTCGGGACTTCCACGTCCGGCGAAGATCGCGGGGCGTGAAGCGCGCCACCTTGTCCTTGTTGTCTTCGCACCAGCGCGACACGGCCCGGCCTAATGACTGTTCGGTGATGCCGTGGATCAGCGGCCCGTCGCCATACTGGTCGATTAACTCTTGGAAAATCGCCACGGCTTCGTCCGGCAACGGCACGATATGGGGCTGCTTCTTCCCCTTGGTCTTGTGGGCCGGCATCCGCCACAGCTTCGCCGCCACGTCTACATCCGCGCCGTCCACACGTAAGGTCTCCCGCACGCGCTGGCCGCACAGCAGCACCAGCCGGATGACTTTGCCCGTCTGGTCCGCGAAGCCCTGGAACTCCACAAGCGTGTCCTGCCAGACATGATGAATTTCAGCAGGCGATAGATTGCGGTCTCGCGGCGTGCTGGCGCCTTCGTCCTTGCGGATACCGGCGGCGGGGTTGGCGGCAACGCCCCAGGGCACGCGGTCAGCTTCGGGTACCATGTAGTCATTGGCGGCGGCCATGCCCCAGTTGAACGCGGCGTGGATGTGGGAGCGGGTGAGGTCGGCCATGCGTCGGGCGCCGCGTTCGTAGATCACGGCCAGCGCCTTGGACACATCGGTGGTGGTGACGGCCCCAGCAGGCGTGTCCTTGCCCAAGCTGGTGGCGGCTTTACCTAGGCTGATTTCCACGTCGTCGGCGCTGATCTTCCCAGCAGCCCGCATGGACGCCACATAGCCGGCAAACAACTCACCCACGGTACGCGCCGGGGCTTCCGCTGGCGCTTCGTCTGTGGCCTGGGCCGTCCCGTCCTTGCTGGTGGCTTGGAACTTGGCGCGGGCGTCCTTCAAGCTGACTTCGGGATAGGTGCCGATCATGGCCCGGTGGCGCTTGCCGTCGCGCTTCCAATCAGCAACCCAAGACGCCGAGAACTTGCCACCGGAGGCGGGGCGGATACGAAGCTTCAGCGAGCCTTCGCCCTTTCCTCCGCTTCCGTCGCTCAGAATGGTCTCTTTGGTGGCGTCCTTGAGGGCGGCTTGTATCTTGGTGTCGGTGAGCATGGTTCCTCGTGGCGGGTGGCACTTTCGGTGGCACCATGCTCTAACCTGACTTGCCTCTTAATTGCAAGCTCAGGATGTCCGCAAACCCGCATGAATCCTAGTGTATTCCGATTAAAACCGATGAAAGCCGATGGGTTTTTATGGTGCCATTTTTGGGTGATTTTCGCCTAAAAATTGACTTTTAATCAGTAGGTCCCGGGTTCGAGCCCCGGCGCGCTCACCATCGATGTCCCCCAGGCATCATGGTGCATCATGGTGCTTCGATCTCTCCCAGCAAGATCTCTTCCAGCCGCAGCAGCAGAGCCGACAAGGCCGGCTCGTCGACCAGCCCGGCCGCTTCCGAGATCGGAAACCAGGTGCGGGTGCGCTCGCCGCGCTCCTGCCATTTCTTCTTCTGCTTGCCGACCAGCATCGGGAACACCGCGATCGAGGCGCCGCAGGTGTCGCCGTTCTTCATCCGCTTGAGATAAGGCACGAAGCCCAGCGGCATGGTGGTGGTGATCTCGCCCTCGACGCCGGCTTCCTCCCACGCTTCCTGGCAGGCGGCACCCTGCGGGGTCATTCCGTCTTCGACATGCCCTTTGGGAATCACCCAGCGGCCGGTGTCTCTGGACGTCACCAGAAGGACTTCCACCTGTTTCTCGGCGACCCGGTACGGGATTACGCCGGCCTGGGTAAGCAT